TTCCGCCAGCGAAATTAGCATTACCTGCTTGAACTTCCAGATTTCCTGTTTCAAGAAGAATATTGCCTCTGATTTTGCTACTACCAAATGTTCCACCAAAGCCCATCATTCCGTTTAGCCAAGTAAGAAGGCCAGTGATTGTTACATTGCCTGTGAATGTGCTATTCAAGGCATTAACTGTAACTGTGGGGGTGTTAACATCTACACTTGTATCTGCATTCACTGTAGCTGTATTTGTATTAACGATTGTAGAATTCTCTACATTCACTTCAGCGTCTTTGGTGAACACCGTTACTTTAGTTGGAGCATTGATGATTAAATTGCCATCAGGCTTTAATCTCACTTCCACTTCATTGTCATCTCCAAGATTCGAATACATCACTGTGTCTTTTGAATCATGATCGTGTGTATGTTTACCCGGATCATTAGGAGATTGGGAGAAAGGAAACACGCCGGGAATTGCAACGCAATCCTTTTTGTCAAACTTTCTGTTATCTGTTGGAATAGCACTCTGTGTGCCATCCTGTCTTTTCCAAGAATCCATGTTTCTCATGGAATAAATTAAAAGAACCGGATCGCCCGGCTCTACTGGAAAGGTCATTCCTGATTTCTTGGATGTAGGGAAGTGGATAGGTACATTCAGCACTACAGGCCGCTCTATACTTTCTCCATCTTCTGTCATGAAACTAACCATTGGCTGTACATCGACAGTCATTTGATGTAAGCTTTGTCTCACTGTAACGACTACTCCCGGAATAGCCGTATTCATTTGTCTTGTGTGGTATTCAATTCCGTCTTGAATAAATTCTGATAATCCGTACTCTGCTGACATTACTGCAATACCCTTTCAACACACATTACTTCGGAATACCATTCATCACCACGGAAATCTCCAGAGTGTTTCACTTCATCCACTTTATAAAATCCCGTGTATTCTGGATATTCCAATTTAAGAATAGTGCCAGCATAGATTGCAGGATTCAATAACACTTTAAATTTGAGACTCTTCTTTTTTACTTTTGCTGTCTTCTTGTGAGTCTTGCCCTTTGAGTCGATGGATTCAATCTTTCGTCCTTCAGGGTCTTTGACATTACGAGCATCCCAGTAAGGACGTTCGATCAAACCGCTTTGTTCATGAATAAGAAAAGCTGTTTGTGTATTGTTTGTATACGAATCACCCTTATCAGAAATGAACAATGTTCCATCATCAATCTGCCAGTCAATATCGTAAGCTGTGCTTAATTCATTCAAGATTTGACGGGGTGTACCACTCATTGGGTAGCCATCAATCACAGCCTTCTCGATATTCTTTCCATTGAAGATACTCTTTGATACTTCAGGAACAAGCTTAGTCAATTCTTGAATTACGTTCTTCACTGTTTTACCAGCGGGAACAAGCTTTGACACAGGTTTGTAATTAAGCTCTTTAAACAATTCATCCAACTCAATCTTTGTGATTGTGTCAGCACCCTCTTTGCGAGTTCCAACGTTGAATGCTTGCCCGGAAAATAGCCTCTTCAATCCTGTATCTTCATAACCAACACTCAAAGATACTCCAACATATTTCTCTTCAAAAAGAGTTTGATATTCTTTGGACAGATTATAGATTTCAACTTCAGCTTTGTTTTTTCTGTCTTTATTGCTGCTAGTCTTTCTCACTTTGAATTTGATCTGCAATCCTGTAATCTCTACAGCATTTTGTGCAGTACCAACGACAAGTGAGTACATTCTGTTTCTTTGATATGTAATAGTCATTTAAGCTCCTAATAGGTCTTCTTCTTCAAAGCGAATATAATAGAGCCTGTAATACTGAGATAATGCAAATGGGTTGTCTACCGTTTCATTAATACTGTCACCAATAGGCTCTAACCACAGAAAGCCTGTGAGGTCTGGAATGTTGTAATACAGGTTGATAGGAAATAGAGGTACAAGCCTCTCTCCTGCCACCAGCATAGAATTTTCACCATCTCTGAGTTCAAAATTCCAACCCTCTTCCCGTTCGTTATACAAAAGGCGAAGAGTGTAGTAATTATTCTCTAAAGAGATTTCATACTGATAATCTGCGTCAGTATATAAAGGTAGGGATACGTATTTCATTTCTTCTTAGCTTCCAATGCTGCTTTGGCAGCTTCTGCTTTTCTCAATTCTTCCAACTTACCTGCGACTCTGGGGCCGGGATCATTGGTTGTTGTAGAAGCAGGATCGCCGGGAGTTTTCTCTGTTCCGTCTGCCTTACTCTTTTTAGATGTACTTTGTGCGGCTTTACTCATTGACTTTGCTACATCGGTGGGAAGCTCTGTTTTCTGTAAAGTAACAAAGCTCACCTGTTCTAAAGTCATAGTGACATACAAGCCAATACCAGAATCGGGGTCTTCTTCAAAAGAACAACTAGTCATTACCAAATCATCTGATTCGATATTAAGAATATCACCAACAAACTCGTAAAGAGTAATTAGTGTCATCCTGTTTCTTAGTTTCTTTTCTTGTTCGTTGTAGACAAGACCAGTCATTAATTTAGTAATCAAACTGTTGATCTGTTCTCTAAACTCTGTTCTTTGTGTAGAATCTACTGTGACAGACTCGGCTCTAGAATTACTGAATTGAGAGGTTACATTTGAACTGAATTGCAGTAATCCAGAAAATGTATCATTAACGATCACTGCCCCTGTTTGTGGATTCACATTCAAGGGAGATTCGCCATCTACTAAAATTTGACTTGGAATTCCACTGATATCCGCTGAAGAAATAACTCCGACAATACTAAACTTCGGGTTTTCCGAAATGTAGTGGTCTGTGATATTTGCTCCAGCATCCAAAGGGTGGGAAGTAACTTTTCCGGTTAAATGCTTTGCGTATTTAGTAACTACATCAAAGTAAATAAATCCAGACAGTTGGTTGGGATCATCGTTATCCCCGAATTTAATTGCTAGGGACATTCCCCCTCCTTATTGTCCTGAATTTGGAAAAGCGGCTTTATCCATTGTTGTTAAGAATGGTTGCAAATTAGCGGCCATTGAAGCTTGATTCAATTGATCGATTGTTGATCCAATCTGAGCTTTATCACTCACTGTCACTTGGTTATTGATCACGACTGATTGAGTAGTGTTTTTAGTACCACCTCCACCATAGTTAGCCAACGGGCCTGTTGCGGCAGATGGCGTATTAGGGGGAACAGGGGGACCGTCTCTCAGTGCTGCATTTTCACCAAGGAAGTTATTCTTAGCATTCGTACTGAACATTCCCAAAATATTGGCATACATGCTGTCATTGGATTTCATGAATCCTGTGAAATCAGCAGTAGCTAGGGACTTCAATTGAGCAACGAAATCAATCACTGCCTTCAATGCACTCAAACTACTATTCATGAAAGTGGTCATAACACCTGTAATTTCAGACAAGTCCAAGCTCTTCCAAGCTCCCACCATCTGATTTACTGTGTTGCTAGTTGTTTGTAAACTAGCCATGAATTCAGGGTCCACCATATCTGCAAAGATATTTCCCTTAGCAGAATTACCGCTCAGGAAGTCCCCTAAGTCTTGCAGTGTAGCCACCATCACGCTAACGTAAGCTGTGGCAATTCTGAAGTTGGCTCCAAGCATTTCTGAATTACCGGCTGCTTGTTCTGTTAGTTCAGCAAGTGTTTTCCAGATATTGGAGAAACCAGCATCACCACCACCTTTTGCGAAGTTCTCAAAGAATGCTGTTCGGGCGTTAGTAAATCTATTTTGATTGGCTGTACCAGTATTTGATGCTGCCTCGATAGCAGGCCGGGCTTTAGCCATCATCAACTCACTGACAATGGGTAGCAATTCAGAAGAGATAAGTTTGTTATCCTTCATTGCCTTGCCTAACTCTGCCGTAGAGGCGCTACCTTTTAGAAGTCTACTATCCAACGGATTGTTGGTTTTGTTCTTCATCATTTGGTACGCTTGCGCGAACAGAATTTGAGCTTCACCGAAACCTTGTGCGTCTCCTAATTGCTGTTTCAATTCTTCGGCGTTCACAGTACCCTTACTAGCCATCTGTTGAACCGCAACCAATGCACGTTTCATACTGTCGCCAGTAGCACCACGAACAGTACCGAAGCTAGAAAACGCTTCGAACACCTTTTGTGATTTCTCATATCCCATCGTTGGCATAGATGCAGCCATGAAACCTTGATATGAAGGAGTCAATGCATTTCTGTCTAGACCAACACGATTGGTATATCCTCTGAACCAATTTTCAGAGTTTTGATAAACATCCCGTGTACTACCATCAGGCATCGTAGCATTCTGGAATAATCCTTTAGAAGCTACGTCACGAGTTGCCTGAAGCTGCGTAGCTTCTGCTACACTCATGAATCCACGCTGAGCGGCATATAAACCAGCTAGCGGGAGAATTCTGCGTGAGAGCATGCCGAGAGGATTGAATCCCCCAGAGTCTCTACCGCCAGCGCCTGCACCCCCTAAAAGGCCAGCTTGTTGACCATTGATCCTCGCAGCAGCGCCACGAGCATTCCTAGGATTAATTACAGGGCTTATAACTAAATTATTTAATGCTCCCAATACTTGGGCACGCATATTCGATAAAGAGGCGCTAGACAAAGCTACGTTAAGCTTGATGCGCGCATTACCAGCCCGATTACTCATCGACTGGTTCAATAGGTTTCTCAATGCTTGGTTATTGATTGAGAATGTGTTCAGCTTGAGTGTCAGTCCACGGGAGATTGTGTTCAAATCCCGCTGAATGCTGAGTCTAGCTCTTGCTGTGTCAACGTTAAACTTAAGATTGACAGCAAAAGCATTGGAGGTTTTACCCACTCTCATAAGCTTTTGCTCTAATCTATCAAAATACTTGTCTACTTCGGCAAAAGATCGTTTATCAATCTCAATGCCCATCGTAGCAAAATACTGCGATACTTGTGTCATTATTTTCCTTGCGCTTGACGCTTCTGTTTCTCTACTTCTCGTCTTCTAGTTTCTTCTTCCAAAGTAGCTTTAGCATCCAACATCTCCACATACTCGATAAATCGTCTGTAAGAGATTGTTGTCTGCAAATCTACAAGTGTCTTTAAAGGATCAGAAGTCGAAAAGATGACACGCATAACCCGGTAGTCTCCTGAAAACTCTTTAGCGAGTTTCCTCATTTCAGGAGAGTATTGCGATTCATCTTCAGGGGTTACTGGTCTGAAGTATCGCTTTGATCGTTTGGGCCTTCTTCTCCAGCACCAAAGTTGAATTCGATAATAGCTGTGAATAGCTCCATCATTTCACCGTATTTACGGGCAAAATGTTTGTCCATCAGTGCTTTAGTAATCTTGGCACTGGCTAAACTAGCTCCATTGGTGATTGCCTTTTCTACGACAGAAGCACTCACTTGAATGCCCTGTGCTTGTAGATTCATCAAATCCATTTGGATTTCTAGACCCAGCGTAGCTGGAAAAGCTGTAAGAATGTACAGCTTACCACCAACTGTTACTTCTTTTTGTTCTAATACATTACTCATAATATTCCTTTCAAATTGTCTTGATATACTCTGTTATCTGAGAACGAAGTCAAACAAAGATGTTTGGGGTGTTCTAGAAGTGAGGCCAGAATATCTTGTTGAATAGCACTGAATCATCCATGTGAAATTCTCTATGCTATTCTTATATGATACATCAGGGTATCCAGTTACGTATGCTTCATTCGATGAGAGTACCAATCCACCATTTAAGTCTTTAAGAATCACTTGCAAGCGGCCATTGCCACCTGTCAAAAGATCAGCATCAACAATCTGACTGAATACAGAATGAGCATCAGAGGTTTGCGGGCAACTGATAGAAATGACAGCAGAAGTATTGGGATTCATAATTCTTGAATTCTTACCCCGAATACCCCTGATGAAATTAGAGGCGGCTGTGTCTCTACGGACACTGATTTCATCCCACCCAGTCACGCTATATCCACCGAATGATAGAATTACGTCAGAAGCTGAATATGTGTTTACTGTGTAACCCATGTTTAAATCATCCTAGCTACTGCGGAAATTCTCCCCAGTTGTGTTCCTAATAGGTCTTGGAAAAACAATTCAGGATTTCCATTCCCACCATAATTGATATCCACCTGTGTACAAGTGAGTGTCCACTCTCTGTTGGAGATTTTGTCTCCAAAATCAAGTTGGGGAGTTTTGCTCACCCAGCTAGAATCTGAATAAAACAAGCTTGTTCCAAGGGGGTCTTTAATCAATAAAGAAAACTTACCCCTTTGTGTGGTTTCATCAATCAACCAAAGTTTGGTCAAAACATCGTTAGAAGACGATGCGCTATGCAAAGTCAAAGTGACGTTGTATACCTGACTGTTTGTGTAGTTTCTACTCACCACCCCATCGGCTGTGATTTTGGTTGTAAAAGGAACATCCTCTTTAGCAATGCTAACGAATGTTCCCTCTGCAACACCTTCAATAGAAACTGCCCCAGCTACCAAAATGATTACGTCTTCGGGGCTATAATGTGATAATTCACTCATAAATTACCCCTCAGAAGATTAGGCCGGAGCCCAGCGTGGATCGACAGTAACACCCATAGCTTGTAGGGTGCGATATGCATCATCGGTAAGTTTACCGTTACCACCAGTGAAGTTGGAAAGGCTAACGCACTGAATATCCCATTCACGTGTGCTGATTTCAGCACCAAATGTAGATTCAGGGTTATTAGCAATGAATGCTTGTGGACTGAAGTAAAGGCTGCGGCCTGTGCCGTCCTTGACTAGAATGTTAAAACACCATGTACCGTCCCGAGTGGATTCATCCATAATCAGGGCTTGAGAAAGAATGTCATTACTTTCAGAAGCTTGGTGCAATGTGACTTTGATTGTGCTACCTTTATTAGCTCTAACTACACGAGCGTTTGTGTTATCGCTACCTGTGTATAGAGTTGAAGGGGGCACTTGACGTGCTACGCTAACGAATGTACCATCGGCGTAGCCTGTGATCGAATGAGAGAAAAACTGATTCGAAATTGTGATAATTAAGTCCTCGGGACTATAGGTGCCAAGGATTTCTTGTACTGCGGCCATAAATTTTCCTATTGATTAAATTGCAGAATATCGGGAGACATTAGCCTCCCGATTGTTCCTTGTTACCTTAAGCTGAAACAACTCCGCGAATCACCACGTGATGCACAGCACCAGCTAGACGAGCCTCAAAAGTCCAATCACCGGCAATACGCTGTGCGCGTGTTACTTCAGGGATAGCGAGAGGGTCAGGAGAAATAACAGTGTAAGGAGTGTCATCAGCGATACCGCCGTTTGCAACACCTTGACTTAGCACTGAGCGAATTTCAGCTTCAATCACAGCAAAACCTCTACGTGTGTAGGGAATCTTACGACGATTGATCAGACGATAAAACACTTGCTCTTGTAGACGTGCATATAGCCAGTCAACGAAGATAATTTCATCGATCCAAGAATTCCCGATTGTTTCACCATTCTGGAAGATGTTCACTCCAGCGATTGATGAGTAGTAGTTGACGTTTTTGCTTTCTAGGAAACTCTTCTGTGTGCCAGAGAGCTTTGTACCAGAAACACCAGATACTGATTTGAACATCCATGTATTGCTACCGGGAACTTCAACAATCTGGCTACCAACCCAAGCTGCTTCCGGGAATTCTGTATTAGCGTTTGGATGGTAAATAAGAACAGTGCGATCATATCCTAGATTTTCTAGAATAGAAGCAATGTCGGTAGTAGCACCTGTTGGAATTGCTGTGTCATTGCTAGATGTGAAATACATCTTGCGCAGAGTTTCAATGTAAGCTGAAATCAGTTGCTGTTCTGAAGGTGTATGGGTTTCAGCCAAAAGGATGTACCAAGTGTCATCAATAGCATCGAGTGCTGTGAGGGCTTGAGGCCATGTTTCAGTGGACAGCTTGATACCCACTTTGATTTCAGTAGGCTTCAATTCTTGACCAAACAGCTTCGTCGCCATGATGTAGGCATTTGAAGTTGTTCCGAATGTTTCCCCAACGTCTGCGGCATTGTTGAATGTCAGCATCCGGTCTGTTACAGTTTCATCGTCTTCCGCTGTAACTACCACCAAAGGAATATCAAAACTTGCGGTTTCAATTTGGGTGGTTTCTCTTGAGATATATACCTCAACAATTTTGTCAATATCAGACATAATTTTCCTTGTGTTTTATGAGTTAAGATTTAATCAATTTCTTCGTCATCAATGATTCTGAATGTGTTACCATTGACAACGATATATTCCACCCAGTTGATATCTTGGTATCGCTGGACGCTGTATCCAAAATCTAAGTCCATGACAGAGGATTCAACCCAGTCTGTTTCTCTTAGTTTCGGCAGTCTTTTTAAATCAGATTTATTTACAGGAGAGAGTGACTTGTACTGATAAGCTTCAATCACTTGCCTGTTATTGCTTACATTGTTATGAAACTCCATTCCCAGTTCTAAGGCATTCTTGCCAATGAATGAGAATTGAACTTCCGCATAGTAGAAAACAGTGAATGGCAACATCTGTTGCAAATATGTTTCCCCTTGCCTTGTCCTTGTAGCTTCTGAAGCTCTACCCTTTTGTCTATTCTTGATAATGTTGATTACGCAGTAATCTCCATTTGGCTCTAAACCACCTGTACGATCAAAAATAATGTTTGCAGCAGGAATAGGGATATCAGATAATTCAAAGGCATCAATCGTAGCTTCTCGGATTACGCCTCTAATAGCGTCTCGAATTGTTGCCATTAGCTTCTACCCTTTCTGCTTAATTTATATTTCACCGTGTCATACATTCTTCCAGTCTCGATTAACGGATCATTGAATCCTTTTAATGAGATAGTGAGGGGTGTATTTTGTGGACTGTTTGTTTCGAGAATTTTCTTTCTCACCCAATCAACAAGTGACTGTCCAATTTCCCTATGCAAAGCTGCCCAAGTCAATCTGCCTTCGGCAACTGCGGCCACTTTAGGTGCAATATTCGAAGTCATCAGAACAGTGTTCGTGATATACTCTTTTAGGAAGGTACGAAAGAAAGGGCGTGGAGGGTGATAGCCTTCGTATTTACCTGTGGTCATATACCCGTATTCGTTCAACATGGCAATCCATGCGACGGGGGTTCCATCTGGGTATTTGGCGTCTTCAAACCAACCAACATCAATTTGACGTGGCTGAGTTTTCATTAGCCTTGCTTTCATCCTGTCCCACTCTTTTGTATTCTTTTTAAACTTTACATTGAGCTTGAACATAATTAGTTTGGAGTTACTGGCACTCTAGCTGCCCATGCTTTCCAGTGGTCTAGAACACCCATAGCAAAGTTATAATCTTTCATAACTTTGTAGGTGTATCCTTGCCACACAAATTCATCAGCTTCCCAACCACCAATACCTTCTTGAGCCGTCCTAAGTTCTACGTCAGAATAAACTTTCAACCACTCTCTTGTCCTTTCGGATTCTGGGAGTAGCATTAGTTCGCTAGGCTTGAGTGGCTGTACATTACACTTTGCAGTGACAACAGTAATTCCACCTTCCACCCAATCACCATCTACAAACTGTCCTTGGACTCTTCTGTTGATTGGTAATTGAACAAATCCTGTATATCGGAATGTTGGTTTAGTAGCCATTGATACTCCTTAGCAGCCGCAAGACCACGAACAAGGGTCATCACATTGGTAAATCGTAAGGAGGTTGCTCTGAATCAAATCAGGATTTCTTGCCATAGCACATGCTTCTGCTCTGCTCAAGCCCGCTGCCCAAGGCATCATTCCATTTGGAATTTCACCAGTCTGAGCATCAGTTAGATATTTCAAAGCTGCAAGATAACTTGTGGACACAGAATTCCACACCTCGATATCACCTGTACGTTCTCTAGTTGCCCATCCTGAAAGCTGGAAAGATGCTGAAATAGCTGCGTATCGCGCTGCTTTCATTACATCCCCGCCAGCCATATCTAAGAATTTTTGAAGGTCTTCGTCAGAGAATAGTTGATAGAATGGTGAGCTAGGAACATCCCCAATTAGTAATCGGAGTAAATCAATTTTGTCTTGATCCAAGATGTTCCCCTAATTTATTACGGAGCGATTACGCCAGCAGTGCGTAGGGAAGCTAGGAGGGCGTTAACCTTCGTAACCAGTGCGGTAACTGCGGTAGTAGCTGAAGTGGCTACAGAGGCTGCATCAGCACCTGTAACTGTGAGAGCACCTTGGTTTGCAACAGCAGCGCCGGGAGTAATGGAGCCTTCTGTAATCAGTGCCAGAATTTCTGGTAAAGCATAGAAATATCCAACTTTACGCATTTCTTCTAATGTCATTTTTGTATCCTATAAAGAAAAATAGGAGGAAGGAATTACCCTTTCCTCCTATATAGTCTAAGCTATGGCTTAGGCGAGAGTTAGCTCAACGATGGCTTCAGGATACCGTGTGATATTCAAGAAGTTTTGTTCAGTCATGATTTCAATCTTGCTGTCTTTTTCGTCAGCATATTCAAACCAGTAGCTGCCTTGGGCTTGCTTGTTAACTGAAGCGAAACGGTTAGCGGGTGCGTAGTAAGTTTCGAATAGGTTAGCAATACCAGTAGGTAGCATGTAAGCATCGCCTTCAGCGATGAATGGAACAAAAGTACCATCTGTAGTTTCGTAACCAGCATCACCAGCGTTAATGAAGCGAATACCCCAGAGAGTAATTTGCTCAAAACGGCTATCTAGGCCGGGAACACCAGAAGCAACAGGGCTACCAAGTAGCATGTTGGAGTTCTGTAGATACTTAGCGGCTTCAGTTACGAAAGCGTTTTGGTACAGGGCGTTGTAGAATGTGTTTGAGCACAGAACCACGAAACCAATGCTACCAGCTTGACCGTTACGGACAGCAGCGCGAACAGCGGCCTTAGCTGCATTGAAAGCTGTGCGGGGGTCCGCAGAAGCTGACAGAGTTACAGGAAGACTAGTGCGGGTTGTACCCCATTCGGTGTAGAAGTCGTAGGTAGGGCCGTAGCTCTGACGGAGTGTGCCGTTAGGAGCATAAGCAGTACCAGCAGTAATTAGCTGCATACGAGCGGCTTCTAGCGTTAGGCTGTGAGCCTGACGTAGCATAACCATCTTCTCAGCACGAACGGTAGCAACAGTCTCTAGGGACATTGCATCTTCCACGCTTGACACTTGTAGGTTTCCGTCGATATCATTTGGATAGATAGCGTCATCAACTGGGAAGTGAGGAATCTTTAGTTCGATAGCATCGCGTGAAGAACCAGCAACGGTTTGGTTGCGTTCATCCCAGTTACGGTCACCAATTAGATGTGAAGTACCAGTTAGACGACGAATTTCAATACGCTTCTGTGTGCTGTATTTATCAGCGAACAGGTTAAGAGCGTTTAGGATGCCAACATTGTTTGGAATGTCAATTAGGGCATCGGTTAGATCAACCACCTTAAGGCGGTTACCTTGGGAAACAACAAGAGCCATTTCTATATCCTTAGTTTAGTAATTAAATAGCTACTGTTGATTAGACAGTAACTTCCACGATCACGCCTTGAAGTTTCAAGAGTTCGCGGAGAGTTTCAAATTCAGCATCTGAGAGCGCGGCACCGGCTGCGTCTTGAGCGATTTGTTTGATGTAGTATTCCTTTAGCTGCACAGGACCGCGTTTGAAGCTAACTGCATTGAAGTTAGTAGCTTGAACTGCGAAAGGCACGAAGGAAGGGTTGAAGCCATAGCCGTCACCGAAAACAACAGCAAATTCGTTTGTAGAAACTAGTTGTGTGTCAGCAGATAGAACAGCGTAAGCAGCATAGGGATTGGTGCTCTTAGCACGGAAAACGACAGTACCCATTAGCACTGGTGCGCTAGCAGCAGGCGGGGTAACATTGATGCATTCACGGGTATAACCGGATGCAGGATCAATCTCGTGAAACACGAGGTCTGATAGGCGTTTGTTTAGGTTGGTGTCAACGAAAGGCATAGTTACCTCTTAATAATTACTTGATTTTTAGTTTAGAACGGGTAGCTTCGAGAACACTTTTTGTTTGTGCTTCGGGCGTTTGTTCACCTTGTCCGCCTAGCTCTTTCATCAGTTCGCTATTCTTGACTAGTTCGTGTTGAGCCTTTACGGTTGACACGACAGTTTCAAATACTGCGTCTGATGCATCAGCTAGTGATACATTTAGTTCTTCAGCTTTTTCTTCTGCAAGGAATTGCATCAGAGTTGATTTGCGTGAAGCGACTTTCTTAGAGGCAACTTCGCCTTGAATAGCGGTTAGTTGCTCGTTTGCTTGGGCTAGCTTAGCTTCTAGGTCTGCTTTTTCTGCAACCAAAGCAGCTAGCGTTACGCCATTTGCTGTGATAGTAGAATTGGCTTCAAGTAGACTAGCTTCTAGTTCTGCAATCTTATCCATATCTAGAGTTTCCTCATTTAGTTTTGTTACATTTAAATTGGCAAGTGAATTGCCGGTCTTTCTCTCTGGAATATTTTGAGAGGCTGACGAATCAGCAAGATATTCGTAAAAACCTTCCACGGTCATTACTTTGTCAATCAGGCCAAGTTGCAATGCTTTCTCTGGGAGAAATGTTTTTGCTTCCGTAGCCACGATTGATTCAACAGAGAGATTGCGACGTTCTGCCACAAAACCTGTGAATTCTGTATAAAGTGCATCGACTTTACTTTGGATATCTTCTAGAAATTCTGGCTTGAATGAGCCATCAGCGGCAAAAGGAATTTTCTCTTTCCCTGCTGATACAAATGTTCTTTGATATCCTTCTTTTTCTAGAGCCTTGGAGTCATTCATTAGTCTGACTAAAACCCCAATACTTCCGACTTCTGATCCTTCTGCTACAATGATTTCGTGTGCTGATACAGCTAGTCCGTAAGCGGCTGAAGCTGCCAGCCCATCAACGAAAGAAATAATCTTTACATCATTAGCGTCTGCAAGGTTGCGCATATAGCGCGCAGTTGCAAAACACTGGTAAGCTTCACCACCACCACTATCAATACTCAGTACAATCGTTTTAGCGCCTTGTTCCACAAGAGAAGCAAAGTCTTCTTTGATTGTTTGGTAATTGGCTCCACCGCTGCCACATAGTGTGAAATATGGGCGATAGGTGAGAGGACCGGAGATATTCATAACGGCAACACCGCTATCTTCGTTGAAGGCATAATCTCCAGCTTCGCTGTCGTCTACTCTAGCTTCAGGCTCAAAATGCTCCATGACATTTCTAGCATCTAGATAGTTGATTACCGATTCAAAAGTTGAAGGATGAACCAGATGTGGTTGATCGAAAAGCTTTTGTTTAAATCGAATTAGTTCATGTGACAATTTGTTTTCCTTTAAGCTGCATTAGCGTTGTTCGCTGTGCTGTTGTCTCGCTTGCTGGCTGAATTGCCAGTGCCGTTTAATCCGCCAGAGTCTGAGGCCATACCATCTCCGCTGCGGGACATATCTTCACCAGACAGCTTTGCTAATTCCTCATCAGAAATATCATCGTCTACACGAGCATCAATATCGGCTGATTCAAGAATCCAATTGATTGTTTCAGGAGTTCTAGGGAACATACCAACTGCACGAATACGCTGCACATACTTACTGATTTCATCAAGTGATTCTTTAGATGGTTTACCAAACGAGAAGTAAGGTAGTACATCTACATCCCATCCGTTCAAAGCAAATAGCTGTGGAACTAGATCGAAGTTAAGAACGTCTGCGATTTCAGTGAGCTTTGATTTAATAACCATCTCGACAAGAGACAGTTTGCTTTCTGCTAATGAGAAGCTACCACCACCTGAATTACCAAGGGATAAGAAGTCTGCAAACAAACAGGTAAGAATTTCCATCGTGTAACGTTGGATGATTGAATTAGTATCAAAACTCTTAGCACCTGTAATGCTCTTGATATCAAACTCGAATTGCT